TTACCCTTTAAATGTTGTATAATACATCATATCTATATAGCCGGCATGGTGATTCAAAAGAGCTTCAATTTCTATTTTATTGCAACGTCCGAAGGGATTAGGCAAACCTCCATTATGGGCTAACCATTCACATAGTTCTACAACAGAAGATCTGTTAGAAGTAAAGAACACAAAAGGGTGCTTTAGTAGCACAAGTACCACGTCCAAATAGTCGCCCAAACGCCAATTCATATTATAACTATCTACCTCCGTATTCAAGTAAGGTGGGTCTACAAGAAACACAACGTTAGGTATTTCTTTGTAGCGGTTGAATAGATTTTTGTAGTCCTCCGATACGATGGCTAAGCCGGATAAATAGTCCTCGCATAAGGCATAATCAGACCTGCGCACCCTATTGTACATGCTTTCCTTTTTTAAGCCGTTGAGACTTGTTGCATATTCCGCGGAGAACATTAAAGACGATGATAGTGTTATGTAGTCTACATAGCCATAGCGCGCATTGTGCTCTTCAATACATCTTATCACCGCCGCCTTTACATCGCCAGGCATTAATTTAGCACGCGGTACATCTTTCACAACTTCGCGAAGTTGCCCTAATAGCTCATTTGTTTGCGAGATGTGTGCCAACCGCTGGTGGTAGTTGTCGAAGTCATTGTACACGACGGTGGCATTTGGCTTTTGGCATTTGGTTATATGTGAAAGTAAGCCACTACCCCCGAACAAATCGACAAATACAGCATCATCAGGGTATTGCTGTAATACCTTTGCGAACTTTTTTGCGAACTTGCGCTTTTGCCCTTGAAAAGGCAATGGTGCGGAATTGTATTCTTTTCTTTTCATAACATTTTATTTTTTCTTTATTATCGTATTTTCTTTGTATCTTTGCAAAACATCTCACCCACACATAAATAGAAAAGCACCATACGCGAGCGAGGGAATTTGCCCCCAGTCGTGCGTATGGTGCTTTTCTATTTATATGTAGGTGAGATGACTTATTAATAAGGCTGGGGGCTTTTTTTTATCCCCCAAATATTTACCTTCCCATTTTTCCTTGTTCTATCATATTGAAGATGGCTAATACGCCTTTGTAGGCTGTTTGTCCGCCATCGTCGGGTAGGGTTTCCCACTGTCCGCCAGAGAAGTGCTCTGTGTTGTGGGTGTAGGTGGCTTGCCTATGTGGGTCTAACACATAGGATGGGGATTCGCCTTGTGTTATCAGTGCTACTCTGTCGGTGAATTGTAGCACTTTGGCAATAGTGTTTGTGGTGTCGGCTTGGTATGACACTGTGTGTAGGTAGCCATCTATGACTACTTCGCAGGTTACTAATTCCTGTTTTCTTAAAATTTTGGTTTGAATGTTCATAATTCTTTTATTTTAATATTACACTAACATTTCTCCTCTTATCCAATTCTTATTGTAATAAGTTTCTTTTCCAGTTTGAGGATGAACCGATATTTTCACTTCAAGAGCGGCAAAGTTATTCGGAAGAACATCGATAGATGTACCTGCTCCCCAAATGTTTATATAGCTCGTCGATTGGTTATATATAGCTATTGTTTCTCCTATCAATGTTCTGGCTATTTCAAAATCACCATCACCAAGATAACCTCCACTACCGGGCAATGTTATAAATATATCACGATCGAACGCCCCCTTAAATGTTGCGATTGCGCTTATTTTTCCTGCCATAAATACGTAATCTCCAGAGGAATTGATTATTGCATATTTGGCGATGTTCTGTTGGGTTACTACCAGCATTTTCTTTCTGAATGAGCCTACGCCTGACATATAGCCGTTGATTGGGTCAAGAACTATGTCTGGATTGAAATTCGTGTTGCCGTAATCCGTGCTTGGACTTCCATTTAAGTCTCCGCATTGGGAAAACAGTTTTCCTTTGTCGAATACCCAACCGCCCAGCAATGCCTTTCCTTTGCTCACAACAAAAGGCTTTTCGCCATTGTGTTTGATTTCAAAATTGGCTGCTTCGACAGATACCGTGCCATTGGTCAGGTCGATACCAGTACGCTCAATGCTGTCCACGACATCGGGGTCTTTCCACGTGGTGGCTTTTGTGCCTTCTTCCAGTTGTATTTCTGATATATAGGCTTCGCCATTGCGGGTGCAGCCTATGAATATCTGCAAGTAGTTGTAGCCTTCTTCTATGTTGAAGGTGTGGCTGTATGGTTTCCACTGTCCGTAGGTTGATGGTATGTTGGGATAGCTTGTTTTTGGTGCGCTCATATCTTTCGACTTACTGCGCTTTATTTCTATGTAGGGCTGGTCGCTGCCGTGTATTCGCACAAACATTGATAGCGTGTAAGTGCGTCCGCCCATAGCTTTTATTACGGGGAACTTGCAGCCGTTCCATTCGTCTTGCGCGGCTCCGTGGCGAGAGATGGATAGGTAGGGGTTGTCGAAGTGGGCAACGCTGGGAGACTTCACGATGGTTACGTATTGCGCACGTTGCAGACTTAGCAGGTTGAGTGGTCGCAGGCTTGCTCCTTTCAATAGATTTACTCCGCTGAAGGTTTGTTGGCGTACCTCCAGCTGTATATTGTCGGCTGTTTGTTTTATGGCTGATATTTTCTGTTCCAGGCCTTGTTTGTCGGCTGTGTTTTGTGCTATTATGCTTTGGAACTGCTTCTGATTGGCTTCGAACTTTGCCTCGTTCCACTTTTGCGCACTCACTACGAACTCTACTCTTGCCGTGCGTGTTTGCCCTTTGTAGGTGGCGGTTATGGCTATGTGTCCGCTCCATTGGTTGGGACTTATGCCGTCTACCACGATATTTTGCTCCACCAGTCGGGCGTAGCAGTTGTAGGGCGTTACGGTGGTTGATGTGGGGGACACGGCTGTTTGCCCCTCGTATAGCACTACTTGCACTTTGCGCTGCGTGGTGTTTTCTATTTCGCCATCTCGGTTTGTCTCAAAGGTTAGGCTGGCAGGTGTGCATACCAATGTTAGGGCGTTGTCGCCTGTGTCGCCCTTTTGTCCGTCCGAAACGTTGATTATTGTGATGTATGTTCGTGCTATTATCATCTTTAAGATAAGTTTTTAAATGTAGGGAGGACCGAATTGCCCTCCCTGTTTCGAGAGTGTGTTTATGGGTGAGGTTGAGTGCCACCACCAGCGGGTTTGCTACCTTTGGTTTTCTTTGCTTTTGGCTCTACTCGCTCGTAGGTTACGCCTTCGAGTGTGAAGTATCGAACCGATGGACGTAGTTTCACCATAGGCTTCTTTATGTCGCGAGTGGCGTTGAAGTCTTCTATGTGGTCTACGGCTTTCGATTTGAACGATGGCGATAGTGTGCCAATGTCGCCAAAGTCTACGCTTTCTCCGCTCTCTACGTGCTTCTTTGCCATTTCGGCTGCCAGGCGCAACACGGCTTCCACTTCGGCACCTGTAAAGGTGGTTGCTCTGGCTACTTCTTCGCAGAATTGGCGGTGGGTTACTCGTTGTCGGTCGGTGGGGCGTGCTATGTACACCTTTTGCCCTTTCTTTGGTCCGACACTCATTTTCTGCTCTCTAATTGTGAAACTTAAACATTTCGTCATAGTTGTAAAATTTAAATAGTTAATATAAAAATGTATATCTATGGATCTACGCTTGTACATCTAGGGATATACGAGCGTATATCCATAGATGTAAATTCGTGCTTATATACTCACCTCGCAATAGAACGTTGCTTTTGAGTCTATGTCGGTGGCTGACACGATGAGCGGATTACCTGTTTTCTGTGCCGAAGTTGTGCCAGCAAAGTTCGATTTTGTGCCGTTCTTGTCGAACTTGGTCCACGTGTAGGTGAACTTCTTTGTAGCGGTGGCTTCGTCCTCAATCTTTTCTGTGCCACGATACACTCGGGCGCAAAGCGTGGTTGAGCCTTGTCCGTTCTTAATTTGCAAACCTGTGGGCGAGAAGATTTCTACCGAATAGGGGTCGGTGCGGTCCTCGAAGGTTACGATGGCTTCCGACTTTTCGGTGCCGTCTTGCGCTTCGCATTTAAAAGTCTGTACATTTAGCACGTCGCTTGGCTTAACCGTTAGGATAGATATTCCGCTTACCGTTTGTATGCCCTGTGAGAGCAGCTCCCACGTTTGAGTCTTTATGTTCAGCGAATACCAGCGGAAGGTAATGCCGTCAATGTCCTGCACTCCGCCACGAAAACATTTGGCTTCTGCCGTAAGCGTATTAACGTTGTTGCTTGCATCGAAGCTGTTTCCCTTAGACTGTGTCAGCACCACTTGGAAGAGCGCACCAGCGTTGGCAGTTTTGACAACGAAGCCTTGCGCCTCGAGCGTGGTGTCTTGCCCCGTTTCGTCGTCGTGGTAAACAGCCGCTATTTTTATGGGTAGCGAGCTGTCTGTAATGTTGCCCTTTATGGTAAGGGCGCCTCCTGCCGATATGGCAGCCGCAGAGTATTGTCCGCTGGTCTGCCCGGCATTCACCAACGTACCGCCAACTTTGTATATCAGTGCGGTGAGTCTGCTCACAAGGTTTGTGCCGTTGCCCGTAACGTAAACCTTTGGAGTAACCACGTTGTTGTCGCTGCCAAAGTTGGGCGTAAACACCTTTGTGTCGGGGTTGTACATCTGCACGGGATACTTAATATCCATCAGCAGCTGCACTTGTTTTGCATCGTTGAGGTCTACTATAGTTACCTGTCCTCTTGCTTTTACTGTTGCCATTGCGTTTTGTTTTTTTGAGTTTTATAAAAATTATTCTATGTTTACTATACAATCAATCTGTGCCTTCAGGTTCACCTCTTCGGCATTGATGGTAGTTCTATTGCCAATTGCCTCGTGGCGTGCGTTCCATGCCGTATCGAAGTCGGTATTGCCTGATTGTATCACCCACGAGAATTGGTTCGGCAGAAGCGAGGCTGTAATATCCTGCTCGCCATGCAGCACGATAGCCACCAGCGCAATTTGCCCCTGCCCATTGTGTATAATGTTGCCCCCACTTTCCGACAGAATTTGCACCGTGTAGGGCGATGTGCCGTCCTCGCCTTTGGTTGCGTAATGCTTCCACTTAGGCGACTGTTCCGTAGGTTCGTCAGTGTTATTATCTTCGAGCGATAGCCACGTGCCACCGCCATAATACCACGCTTCGTATCGGGCAGCCACCGTGCCTACGGTCCAGTCGCCACGATAAATCACGTTAGGAATACGCTCGCCATCGGCACTTATCCATTCGAAGCGTTGGCTGTTCATATAAATCTTGTCGCTCGACAGGTGGAATATGGCGTTGCTTTTAGAGAGCGAAAAGTCGTGAATGTTGCGATACACTTCGATAGTTCCACCCTCCTCCTTCGAGGTGGTAATCATCGTAACGTTCATTCTATTGCGGTTCAGCGTAGGGTCAATGCCGTTAGCAACGTCCCAAAGCGAGTTATGCCCACAAAGCACAATATTGTCGCCAGCCATTGGAGCATCGTTGTCCGTGCTTTTATCCCGATAAGCGTCATCAGCCGTAATAACGATATACGCCTTTTCGGTAGCCGACTTCTGTGCCACAGCCGACACACAACGCCAGTAATATCTATTGCTCACGTTCTCGTAAACCCCAGCTTTGATGTTGAAAGTCTGGCAAAGTGCTTGGTCGCCCGGCTCCCAATCGTTCGTAATAGCCTTGTCGCCATCGTCCGTGTGGAGGTAACATTTCCAGCCACCACTAACAGGCACCACCTTTTCTATAATGGCATTCGCACCCGACAGCACAATGTTACCCCCGATATGCTTATACTCATCAATCTGTAGGCTGCGGAATATAGCCTTGCCAATCACTTCGAGATAATCAATCTGTCCGTGCGCTCGCCCCTTTTCATCAAGCCAAATGCCAAAGCCGTTAATGGTGCGTTCAAATCCCAATGTTTGGATAGCTTTCAGCAAAGCATTGCCCTCGCCATCAATAGCTGCGCCATTGTTAAAAGCAACACCCTTTAAGAAGGTGATAATTTCCTGCGCTGTGTCGGGAGTATTCTTGTTAAGAAATTCCTTAAGTGCTCGCTTGGCAGAAAATACGTTGTGTTCGCCAGGTAGCGTATCGTCGCCACTGCCTATAATATCAGGAATATCATTTGCAACCTCGCCTATATAGTGTTTTACGTCGTTGATGCTGCCTTCCATTGCCGCTATCTTGCCTTTTGCCACAGCATCGCTTATTTCGATGCTTACAAGCGTCGGCAGGTCTATGCTGCGTGAAAGGCGGGTAATACGGCTCATACGATAGCCAACGGGGGCAAAATATTCTGCGCTTTCAAGCCGTATGCGTCTGCCAAGAAAAAGGTCGGCATGCTGCTGCTCCACCCACACATGGTCGGTGTCAGCTTTATATACCGAGTTGTCGATGAAGTTTTCTTCATTGAATTTCTTTACCGCCTCTAAAAATTCTTTCTCCGCCAACGGATAGTATTCGTCAGGCATACGCAAGTGCGACAATATGTATTTGTCGCCTATCTTCGGCACAAGCACGCCACCCGGCACTTGCATGGTGTCGTTGGGGAAGATGGTGATAATTTCAAATTCCTTTGCCGTATCGTCGTAGTTCACCTCAAAGTAATGCTCCTCGCTTGTGCCTTGCCCGGCAAGCTCGCTGCCCTCCTGAAAGGCAACACGCATTACGTAGCCACCTATCTTGTATTGGTTGGGGTTGAAGTTAAGTTCCTTATCCTTGAAGTAATATATGGTGAATGGCTTACCATCTTTGCCAGTGCGCTCCTGCGAACGCACAGCCGACACCGTACCAATACGGCGTGGGTAAATATCGGCAAAGGCAGCTTCTTCAAAATGATGCACCACACCGTATTTATCCACGTCTTTATCTACGTACTTCTGTCCACCTGGCAATTGCAGACGGGTGTGCCCGTATTTGTCTCGGTCAATGTTCTTTGTGCTGCCCAATGGGAAGAGGCGCGAATAGAACTTTACGTTGTCGGCTTTATCACGCTCCAACGATATAAGCCCCTTTTGGTAGCCCAACGTTAAAGGTTCGCCATATTGTGCCTTCGATATGTTGAGCGTTGTGCCGTTCTCAAACCAAAATTCCGTTTTCGCAGCTTTGGCGAGCATATCCAAAGCATCGTTGCAGTAAGTACCTTTGTAGTCTATAACAAGGTTCTCCGTCTGCTTTACTTCGCCTAATTTAAACAGCTGCTTGCCGATGGCGTTATTTATTGATGTTAATATTATTTTGGCGTGCTCCGCAGCAGGGGCGGTAAGCGTAAAGATAGGCGTATTTTCGGCATCGGTGTAGTTGATAACCAAAAAGCGTTTAACAAGACTTTCTATACCATACAGCGTCAGGTTGTACTCCCATTCCCGTGTACTTTTCATACGGGGCTTGGAACGTTCCATCAACCAATAGCGTTCGCCACAGAAGTCCACATAGTCGTTTACGTCCAGTTGCACGTATTCGTACAGCGTGAACGTCAGCGACAGGGTATTGTCGCCTTGCAGCTGCTTATCTTGCCTACCATTTGCCCCGTCGGCTATGCAGCGTACCGTATCTTCCTTTGTGAAAATTTCTATCATCGTTTGAACGCTATTTAAATGTCGTTTAAATACTCTTTAAAAGCTGGGCTTCGGCTCGCGGAACGTGGCATACAGTGCTCCACAGTGCGCTTCTTCCACCCAAAGGTTGGTAAGGGCATCAAAGGGCGTAAACTCCGTTAAGAAGGTGCGCATCTCAAGCCCCAGTGGCGGGAACGTCCATACAAGCCACCCGTCATTGCCTGTCTTCAATGCCTGAACAAAGCGGCGGTAACGCTGTAGGAATTGCACCTTGCTGTCCGCCATAATGGCGAAATGCAGCTTTATGTCGCGGGCTTCGCTTTTCGGCAACAGTCGGTTGGAATACTTTTCGCCGTCCTCCTCACGAAAGACTACCGCCACGTGCGCCTTCATCTTGGCAGGTGTCAGCAGGGCTTCGAGGTTCTTCTGCTCGCCCGCCTTTTCTTCGCGCAGGAATACGTGGTACTCCGTCCAAATGTCTTTTCCATTTAGCAATACTTGATTTTCGAGTATATCCATTTTATTTAACTTTAATACCATCACGTGCCAACACCTTTATATCGTCGGCAATATCTTCCAGTCGCTCACAATGCTTCGTGTAGCGTTCGATCCTTTCAAGGTGGTGTGTAGATGCCTGCATCTGCTTTACCGCATCTTCGAGCTTTATGTCCATTGATGCAAGGTGTATCTGTGCCGATGTCATCAACCCCTCGAGCTTCGTACCCTGTGCCTGTGTCATTGTCTCAAGGCTTCCGGCACGCCCTTGCTGTGCCGTACCACCAAAGATGTCTACTCCTCGCTCTTTTGCCATACGCTTGAATTGTTCAAGCAGTGATGACGCCTTGCCACTATCAGCAACTACATTTGCTGTAAGCTCGTCTAACACCCGAGCATACGCAGCAAATCGCTCTTGCTCAGAAAGATTTTCATCGTTGGCGTATTTTTCCATATCTTTTTGAGCTTTTATAAAGTATTTTTGAAGCACCGCAGAATATATCATATCAGCGCCTAACTTTTCAAGCATACGCCCAATGCTCTCAACCATCACTTTTGCCGCATCAGTGCCATTTTGAAATGCATCTACAAGTGCATTGGTCATCGTATTACCCAATTCACCAAAGATGTCAGACAAATAATCACGTATTTCCTTTAATGCGTCTTCCTGCTGCTTGGCAAGGTCAATAAGATGTTGCAACGCCTCTTTGCTTTCATCGCTCATTTTTCGCGTCTTCAAAATGCTTTCAGCAAGCGACATGTTAAATTTTCCGTTAGCATCTATGAGCTTAGGATATTCGGTTAATAAGCCACTATAAGTATCTTTTCCTTTACCCCAGCCAAACAATCCTGTTTTCTTATGTCCAGTTACAACTTTTATATCATTGGCCTTTTTCATTGCTTCGTTAAATTCGATCACGGCTTGTTTTGCTACTTTTATGGCATTTGTAGCCTTGCCGTATCTGTCATTGCCAAAGGCTGTTGTCCCTTGTTCGTACAATAGTGCCTCTTGCATTAACAACAAGTTATAAGCTTGTTGTTGCGCTATCTGCTCTTTCATAATAGCATTAAGAGCAGCTTTATGGCGTGCGCTGGCCGAAAAGGCACCACCAATGATATTTATTGCCTCACCTGCTGCAGCTGCAATACCGCCTATCAAGCCACCTTTGGCAAATCCGCTGGCGATGTTTGAAACACCATTCATAACACCTTCCACAGTACCCATAGCTTCCGACATACTATCATTACCCATTTCTTCAAACATCGTTGATAGACCACCAGCAATATTACTTACCTCAGAAGAAGCTTCTGAAGCTGCTTCAGCAAGGCGCTTTATTTTCTTTTCTTTATCACTTTTATCTCCCCCCTTCTTATCGTCCAACAAATCTTTTATCGCTGTTGATAGAGCCTTAAAAGGGTTTTTCTTCAAACTCTCTTGTTTTAGTTTTTGCCACTGGTCTAAAAAAGCTTTTAATGCTTCCGGTGAATCTTGTAATCGTTTTAACTGTTCGGGTGTTATACCCATTTGTGCGATGTCGCCCTGTGTAATTGTTTGCTTAGTATTACCCTTCTTGTCTTTTATAACAGCAGTACCATTAGCAGAAAGCTCACCTTTTGCCATCGCATCCATATATGCTTTTAGATCCGCGAGCTTTTGCAGAACATTATTGATTTGTTGGACGCTTTTTTCCGCTGGGTCTTCGAACATCTCGACGAATATACTCGCACTGCTCTTCATTTCGTCGAGCTCCTTGTCGTTGATTTCCTTTAGTGCCTTTTCCTTATCTTTTTCGAGCTGCACCAATGCGGCATCTATGATGTTGGCGTTATCCTTGTTTCGTCGTGCCAACAGCGTTGCCAGCTCCTTCGTGTAGTTCGTCTCAACAGCCATTCGCTGGGCATTGTAGTCCTGGTGCTTTGTCAGCAGGGAGTCCAAGGCTTCTTCTTCCTTCTTCTTCTCTTCCTTTACCTTATCGTCGTATTCTTTCTTTTCCTTTTCGGCGATAGCGGCATACTTGTCGCTGTACATCTGTGCAGCCTGTATGCGCTGCTTGGCAGCATCGGCACTTATTTGCGCCTCCTTTTCGGCACTGACAGCCACACCTCCTTTGCGCAGCTTCTTCACCAATTCCTTGCGCTTGGTTTCTTCCTCAAATATGCGCTGCTTCTCCTCTTCGTATTGCAGCAAGGCTTCGGCACGCTCCTTATCGTAGCCCTCTTTCATAAGTGCCACGCGTGTTTCGGCTATCTTTTTTTGCGCTGCTTTTTCAAGTTCGGCAAGCTCTTCTGCCTCGCCCGACAAGTCTTCTTTTTTATCTTTCTTTATTTTCTCCTTTTTTGTCTTTACCTTCGGCTCTTCATAGCCCTTGTTTTCCACCTTATTGAGGGCAGGCATATTTTCAAGGGCTTTCTGTGCGTAGGCTTCTGTTTGCTTTTGGTTTTCAGCAAGCTGTTTTGTCAGTTCCTTGTTGTCTTCCAGTCGCTTGTTCACCTCTTTCCTAAGATTGTCGTTCGCCGTGCGACCTGCACCCATACCAATACGGGTAGCTCCTCCACCAACGGTCATGCCACCTATCATTTCGGTGGTATAATCCTTGCTGCCTTTCTTTTTGTAATCTTCGTCTGCTTTTTTAAGGCGCTTTTTGTTCTCGTTTATATATTTGTCATTTTTATTTTTTTTATCTTCCAGGTCTATGCGTTCCTTGGAAAGTTTCTCCACTCGCTCCTGATAGGCACGTGCCATGGCAGCCTTCATAATGTCAGCTGCCAACTGTCGATAAGCCGTTGCCGCACGTCCTGCAAGAATAGCTTCCGTTTTCATATTGCCAAAATAAGCAGGATACGCTGCTTGCAAGTTCTTCACTGCAGCCTTTCTGTCCCTCAGACTCTTTGTGTTGTCCTGTGTGGCTTTATAAAGTATATCGAGCTTTGCTTTTTGTATAGCCGCCGAGCGGGCAACCTCCCGCATTTCTTCTGCCGCTTTCTCCTGTGCAGCGGCACTCTCTTTCGCCGCTTCACTGTTCTTGTACCACATGGTGATAACGGCACCAATGGCTACCGACAATCCCAGTGTCAGCGTTGCCATCAACGCACTGGCAGCAGCGGAAGAAATGCCAAGTGCCGTTGCAAGGCGGGCATTGGCAGCCGTCCACATGTCAGTAACCTTCGACACAAATTTTATTCGGAACGCCGAATCCTTATTCAGGGCATTAAATACCTGCTGAATGCCCATCGTTATAGCCATCACGCTTTGCAGGCGTGTCTGAATGCGTGCGAGTTCCTCGTTTTCACCTACGAATAACGACATTACGCCAGTACCGGCGGTAACAGCACCGCTAAGCCCGTTCAGTCCTGATGCCATTGCCTCCCAGTTGGCATCATCGGAAGCAAGTGCCTTTGTCTGTGCCCGGACGTCGCCTAAGGTGTCGCAAAGCTCGGCAGCCCGCTTTGCCATTCGCTGGTATTGTTCCGTATGCTGTTCCCCGGAAAGGCGCATGCGTGCCATCTCCTGAATAAGGCTGCGATACTCTTTCGTTAGCTTGCTTACCGAGGCAGAAGCCTTCTTGTGCTCCGCCTCCAAATTAGCCAGCGCACCTTTTTCTTCTTCCAATACGACCTTGCAGGCACGTATATCCAGCATTAGTTCGTTTTGCGCCTTACCCGGTGCTATTTTCTCATATTGTTTTTGCAGACTTTTAAGGTCGCTCTCCACCTGCTTGACCACAGCCTTCTGTGCCGCTATCTTCTCGGTGATGGAAGATGCTGCCTGCTCTGCTGCAGTAGAGAGCCTGCCTGTTTCCTTGGCGGCTTCCTTCGTCTTGTCGATAAGGTCGCCACCGAATAAGTACTCTATTTCGATACCGTTATTCATCGTTCAGCCTGCTTTGAAAGAAGCCTATTACCGTCTTAGGCTCTCTCGTTGTTTTATTATCTTTTGTATTATTGTCTTTTGATATGGTAGCTGCTTGGTCAGCATCTATGTAACGCGGTGCGTCGGCAAGCATCATCAGCAGTGTTTGGTAGTTCACACCCCACATTATGTAGTCTACCGTCCAACCCGTTGCTTCGGCAATTTGCCATACGAATCCAAAAGGGCTATGGGAGCTTTCAAAAAAGCCCTTTAACTCCCCTTCTTTACTTGGCTCAACCTTGGACGGAGCGGGTTGCTCCATTCTAAGGATTTGATAATATTCGTAAAATGCTGTGTGCCTATTAGCGGAATGAAATGCAGATTGGCAAGCAATAAGAAGGTATCGTCCACCAGCCACGACAGCAGCCAAGCCAGCAGCGGCGCAAAGATAGCTGACACCTTGCTGCGGCAGATGGTGAGTGCCACCATTTGGGCTACCGTCTTGCCGTGTCGGGCAATGAATTGCAGCTGCTCATCTTTCGTGAAGGCTTCCATCTCTTCATAGCTGACACCCATACTAAGGAATTTCCGCGCTATGCGTATTTGATTACCAAAGCAAGGGCGGCGCATCGTAAGGCGCAAGCTGATGAGCTTCTTTTTAAAAGGAATCTTCCACTGTAGAAGTGGAATGGAAACGCCGATGTCCAAAAGGGCTTCCGACGCTTCCACCTCTACTTTGTTCGTTTTCATCAGCCTTGCTGTGTGAGGTTCACTTCTACCTTCTTGCTTGGGTCAGCCTTCAGCTGGAAGGTTATCTTGCCCGTGCGCTGCGCACCCGTGTTGTTGGCTGCGGTAATGAGCACGCGTCCACCCTTTGCCTCGGCTGTGAAGCCTGCAGGTGCAGCACTCATGGAGAATGCACCACTGGCAGAAATGTCCACCACCTTTGTCTCGCCCGCCTTCTTGAAGGTAAGTTCCGTTGGATTCGCCTCAATAAAGGGCTTGGTCTCAACGATTTTGAACGGTGCACTGTCGTCGCCCGATGTCAGCACCTCAAGTTCGCATTCAATGTGCAATGGGTCGTCGCCACCGAGCTTACCGCGCACCATACCCTCAAGTGATGCCTTGGCAATTTCGACTGTCTGCCCAGTGCCTGAAATTATCTTCACCGCACCTTCCAACACTACGCTTTCTGACGGAGCTTCCCAGCCGTCTTCCGTTACCGTGCCACCCATCACTGCCACGCAGTTATCCGGGAGCAACTCGATAAGGTTGAACTTCAATACGTTGGAAGCCGCCTTCTTGCGTATCTTCTTCACCGGGCTGTTACGCACCTGTGCTGCATACAATTTAATGTATTCGGCAGCGTCGCCGCCCCAATCTATACCGTCTTCGGCAATGTTGCCAATTTTCTTGCCATTAAAGAAAATGGCGTCAAGCAGCATAATATAGCCGTCGTTTGTTTCTTTCATTTTATCAATTTTTTATTGTACCAACTAAATATTTTAATACCTGCGAGCACTATTGCGCCCAATAATACCAACGTGCCGACAAGTTGCAGCAACTTTTGGTAGGTGGGAGGTGGCTTAATAGTTTTGGTTTTCGAGACCTTTCCGATGCTTCGCACCGCTTTGTTTTCCTGCGTAGTGCTTGCGTGCCGTGCTAATATTGTTGTCTGCCTTACCTCCCTGTCGATGGGCAGGGTTGAGCCCCTGATATATACGTTGCCATCTTTATGGTAGGCTTCTATTACCAAGCGTCCGCGTTGCTGTCGGAAGACGGCACTATCGGGCAGGTTCAGCAAGCTCTGCATCGGCAGCGTCAGCATCGCCGTGTCCGCCGCTATCTTCTGTGCTTCCGTCGTTGTCAGCTTCAGCAGCGAGCTGCTTTGTAGGAAGCTGCTTTCTTGACGGAGCGAGTCGCTTTGAACTTCGCTTTGCACCACCGTTTGCTTCGACCTGCAGCTCGTGGCTGATAGGGCAAGTACCGCGGTGAGGGCAATACTGAATAGCCTCGATAGCCCGCGAAAGGCGGTCCAGCGACCGCTTGATGCGTGCGCTTTCGGTGCGTGCCTTGTCAAGCTCTTCCTGTAGTGAATTGATAGTCTTTTCATTCTTCTTTTGATTTTCTACTAATAGTTGTGATATGTCCTCGTACATCGCCTTGTAGGTGTCGTGAATGGCTTTCTTTGCCTTTGCCGACGCCACTTTGCGATTGGCGAGCCACGCAATGGCTGCACCAATGCCACCCGATGGTATTGCCCATTGTAGTATCTGTAGGAGTGTTTCCATTGCGCTTCTTGTTTTTTATAATTGTCGAATTCCTATTGCCTTAAGCCACTGCTGTACGTTGAACGACGGGCAAGCCTTGGGGGCTATTTCGTTGTGCCCGATGATGCGCACCTGCGGAAAGCGGGTGTGGAAGTCGCGTACATAAGCTGCCAAGGCGTTGCGCTGCGCCTCCGTGCGTGTGTCCTTCGGTGTGCCGTCGGCAGCCACGCCGCCCACGTAGACGATGTGGCGGGCTACGGCGTTATAGCCCTTGGCACCGTTGGTAACTTCAAAGGCGTCCACCTGCATGTCTTCGTTGTTGCGCACCAAGCGTTCCACCTTGCCGTCGAGGTGTATCATGTCAGTGTACCCGACCTGTTTCCAACCCCGACCGCCCGCTGCCTTCGGAGCAGTGTGCCAGCGGTGGATTTCGTCAGCTGACACTTCACGCCCCTCGGGAGTAGCTGTGCAATGTAGTACTAAGTACTTTAGCTGCATGGTCGTTACACTGATTTGCCTTGTACTATGGCAATAAGTCCCTTGACATCTTGACGCATCGGGCGACCGCCGGCACGCACAAGGAACGAGTATATATCACCGTAATAGGCGGGGTCTTTCTCATTTTCAAATACGTTCACTTCACCCAATGCACGGCATACACTGTTTTCGTGCCAAGCCAAGCCTGCCGCAAGGTCGGTAGCCGCACCTTCGGCATCTTCAGCTTTCTTTACGATGCCGTCGCCGTAAATAGCAACTTCCGAGCGCATCATTACGTTGAAGCTAAACAGCTTGCCCACAATACCGCGCTGTGCATCAGCACTGGCAAGGAATGCTTGATTTTGTACAGATGTAAGGTCGCCAAGCAACTGGTCGTACATGTACGCATCAAGCAGCAGATAGCGACCTTCCTGCGGTACGTTGTCTGCGTTGAACTTTACCATCAATTTCTGAACGTCGGCACGGCAAAGTGCCTTTCTGTTGCCGGTAGCCTTATCTGTATGCGCACTCACGGAAGCACCAGTTGTCTGCACGCAGTGTTCCTTTTCAGGAAGCCAGCTGTATATCATGCTTTTTGCAACTGACTCTTGGAGTGCCGCCTTATCTTGACGCAACACGCTTTCGCGCTTGTTGTACGACAGTTCTACCGTGTCTGCGTATGGAATGCGTATTGGGTCTGTTGTGAATTCATCAAGGTTGAAGCTCAAATCAACGTCAGCACGTGTGTTTACGTCAGCGGGGAAGCTGGTGCGATTCTTCTTCGTCTTCGATGGTGCACCTGCATTGGGTATGTGCACCGTTTTACCCATATTAACGAACTCATCGGCGTTGAAAGCCTTGCTTAAAAAGCTGTTATCGGCAAACAAACCATCCACGATGGAGTCAATCCAAATTTCTCTTTGTATAGCCATTTCTTTTTTTATTTAATTTGTTAATTCTATTTACTTACTACCACCTACATGTTAGGCTTTGTGCCGAAACGCTGCTCGAACTTTTCAGCGTAAATGTCGGGGTGATTATCTTTGAGCTGTGTCAGCTTGCCGGCACGGTCCAGTTCGTCCCATGTCTTGCTTTTCCAGTCGCCCATGTCTACGCGCTGGCTGCCGTTTTGAATTTGTGCCGTTACGCTTTGGCGCACCGGGATAGCTTCCAAGGCTGCTTTTGCGCCGGTGAAATCACGGTCGAACATGGCAAGGAAACTTTCTTTGCCCTTGGCGTCGATGCGCCCGTCCTTTACGGCGGCATCAACAAGGGCTACTGCCTGCTCCTGTTCTTTCTTCTTCTGCTCCGCCTTCTGTGCGTCGATGGCATCGGCAAGCGTCCTGTTTTCTTTTGCCAATCGGTCGTTATTGGCAATAATCTCGTTTACTTTACCCACGATGTCAGCTTCTGAAGCTGCATCGCTCAAATTTAAAATCTGCGTTAATTTTCCCATCTTATTATTATTGAAAATGTCCTGTAATTCCGTGTACTCCATTGTTGCCGTAGGGGTGCTGCGCTTTGAAAAGTTACCCATGTTCACAAGATTGCCCTTGCTGTCATACAGTGCCAAGGCGTTGTGGTTTGCACCGATGGTTACGATGCTGGCTTCCCGCACCGTCCATTTCGTTACGGTAGGTGAGGTCTGCCCCGGCAGCATCAGATCGTAAGCATCGCTGGTTTCCTGCGCCCATGCACCGATAGATGCCATGCGTAAGAAGTCGGTGTCCACCTTCTTCTGTACCTCCACGGCTCGGGGGTCGGCTTCATCGAATACGGCATCGGCTAATATCTGCGTGCCTTCTATTCGTATGTTCTCCCATCTGCCAATAGGCATCTTCCAGTCATCGTGGTTCAGCAGCATGACGGGGTTCTTGCGGAACTCCTCCAAGTTAGCCCCAGAGGTGAGCATACGAAAGCCGTATGTATTCACCGTTTCATCGTGCAATATGAATGTTTTTTTGCTCATCGCTTTTGAATGTTTTGCGATGCAAAGTTAAGGTAAGAAATATGTCTTCGCAAATCGCAAAATACTGATATACAATGTATTGTAAATATTGTACAATACATCTGCAACGCTTGCAACGCTATTATTTTTTGCACTTATTATATGGTAACTTTGCAGCAGATAAATACAATAAAAATGGACATAAAGAAGAAGAAGGAGCTGGCAAAGCTCATATTTTTGCGGCAGCCGAACATTACACAGCAGGAGCTTGCCGAACGCGTGGAAGTATCACGTGTTACTATCGGCAAATGGGCGAAAGATTGGGAAAAACTGAAGCTCAACCTTTTGCAGACACGTGAGGAACGCATCAACTCGACGCTGATGCAGCTTGACCAGTTGGATCGCGCCATAGCGACAAAGCCTGAAGGCATGCAATTTCCTGACAAGAACGAATCACAGATACGGCGGAAGCTGACGGAAGACCTTGCCGCTCTTGAGCAAGATGCTTCGGTGCGTGATATATATAATGTAAGCCGTCGCTTGCTGGACTGGCTGCGCCCCCGCGACCTTGAAAAGGCAAAAGAGATAGCCAACTATTTTGATGCATATATAAAAGAACAGATGAGCAATGGGTAAGGTAGATGACATGCAGGCACTGAAGGAGTGGCGTACCTATTATAACAACTTAAAAAAGGACACGGCGGTCGATGAGCTTTCGCCGCTTGAACGCACGAAGAAGCTCGAGTATTTGGAGAAACACCCCGTTGCGTGGATAAAGTTCTTTTTTGGTCAATATGCCACTCACGAATTTGCCCCATTCCACATTAAAGCCATCAACCGTATTTGCAAGAAGGAAGAGTGGTACGAGGTCTTATCTTGGAGTCGTGAGCTGGCGAAATCAACAACGGTGATGATGTGCGTAATGTACCTTGTATGTACGGGTAAGAAGCGCAATATACTGCTTATCAGCAATTCAAAAGACAACGCCACCCGCTTACTGAAGCCATACAAGGACAGCTTCGAGCGCAATTCGCTGCTAAAGGCTTATTACGGTGATTTACGGGAGTTTGGCTCGTGGACGGCGGAGGAATTTTCCCTTACCAATGGTGCAGCCTTCCGTGCACTGGGTGCAGGCGAAAGCCCCCGTGGTACACGTAAGGACGAAGTGCGTCCAGACTGCATATTAGTGGACGATTTCGACACCGACGAAGACTGCCGCAACCCTGACATTGTAAACAAGAAATGGGACTGGTTCGAAGGTGCAGCGTTCCCAACGCGAAGCATCAGCGGCAAGCTGCTGGTAGTATTCTGTGGCAACCTTATTGCCCTTGACTGCTGTGTGAAGCGAGCGGGCGAGAAAGCCGACCATTGGGACATTGTCAATATCCGTGATAAAAACGGCAAAAGCGCGTGGGCGGCAAAGAACACCGAAGCCGATATTGACAGGGTACTATCGAAGTTGTCTACACGTATCGTTCAGCAAGAGTTCTACAACAACCCCCTTTCCGAGGGTGAGGTGTTCAAGGAATTAACATGGGGCAAGTGTCCGCCACTGTCTAAGCTCCAGTTGGCAGTGGTATATGGCGACCCTGCACCGTCTAACTCTGGCAACAAGGCAACTTCATTCAAGGCTTTGTTTCTCATAGGCTATTACGATGGAAAATTTTATGTTTACAATGGTTTCTTAGACCACGTTATGAATGAGGAATACGTGAATTGGTACTACTATATGTGGGACTATATTGACGGGAGATGTCAGGCATACTATTTCATCGAGAATAATAAATTACAAGACCCCTTTTACGAGCAGGTATTTTTGCCGATTTTTGCCAGAAAAGGCATGGAGCAAGGGTTTATACCTATTTCGCCCGATACCCGCAAGAAGCCCGAGAAATTCGACCGCATCGAAGGCAACCTTGAGCCGCTCAACCGTCAGGGCAAATTGATACTCAACATCGATGAAAAGGACAACCCACACATGCAACGCTTGGAGGAGCAATTCCTGTTGCTTAACAAACGTATGAAAGCTCCCGCTGATGGTGTGGACTGCATAGAGGGCGGGTGGTATATACTCAACTCAAAGATACGCACCCTGACAGTGGACAGCTACACCATTGGGCAACACAAACGAAGTAACAAAAGATATTAAAATATGGAACAGTGGACATATACAGGCGGCTTTCTTACGCCGCAGGAGGTGGAAACGCACCTTTATAAGGAAGCGATAGATACCATCAGCCGAGAAGATAACACCATACTACTTGCTGCCATCGACGCCGCCGTGCAGGAGGCAGCAGGCTACCTCGGTGCATACGACAGGGCAAAGATTTTCAACCAGCCAAAGCAGCGCAACGAGTTGCTGCTGACATTTGTGAAGGACATTGCCGTGTGGCATTTCGTAAACCTTTGCAATGCCGGGGCAGAGCTTGAATTAAAGGAGAAACGCTACGACCGCGCCGTAGCGTGGCTGCGACAAGTACAGAAAGGCGAAGTAACGCCATCGCTGCCACGTGCCGACGACGATGGCGACGGCAAGCCTGACGGCAGCACCGAGTATATATATGGCAGTAATCCAAAAAGAAATCAACATTTTTAGCAATGAGCAAGAAAAAAAATACGACAGTAACCAAGATTTCAAAGGCGGCAGAACCTGTTGTCGTCAATCAGATAGTAGTAAAAGCCCCCACGCGAAAGGTGTACGACGTGGGCGACTGGCGCAACGCCCTGCGCTCTGCCGACAGCGGGCGCGTGAAAAGCCTGTACGACCTTTTCGAAGATGTATTGATAGATGGCGTGCTTGCCGATGCTGTAAGCAAACGCATCGATGCAGTGCTGAACTCCGAGCTTACCTTCTTGGACAAGGACGGCAAGGAGGTCAAAGAAATTACTGACATCATGGATACCACCGACTGGGAGGAATTGCTGCGACAGATAATGAACGAGCGCATTTACGGGCGCAGCGGTGTGGAGTTCATCTGCACCCCCGACAGCTTCCATGTTGAACCCATACCGGCAAAGCACATCAACTTGCGCAATAAGTGTATTGTCATTAACGATAGCGACGATAAGGGCGTGCCATACGAAGGTGATACGTCATTGCTGATACTGGGGCATGAGCGCAGCTATGGCTTGTTGCTGAAAGCTACACCATTTGCCATTTACAAGCGTGGTGGCTTCGGCGACTGGTCGCAGTGGATAGAACTCTTTGGCATGCCACAGCGCATCGGTAAGTACAACACCTATGACCCTGAAAGTCGTAAACTGCTGGAGCAAGCCTTAGAACAGGCTGGCTCGGCATCTTACGTCGTGATACCCCGAGAGGCGGAGGTTGAGACGAAAGAAGCTGGCAGTGGTAGTGGTACTTCTTACAACGAATTCCGTCAATCCTGCAATGAGGAAATGCTCATTACCATATTGGGGCAAACACTCACAACGGTGCAGGGCGAAAATGGCGCACGCTCGCTGGGCGAGGTGCACAAGGAAGTAGAGGAAGGCAAGAATAGAAGCGATATGCGCTTTGTGCAGCGTGTGCTGAATAACCACGTACTGCCGCTGCTCGAGGCACGTGGCTACCCCGTCAATGGCGGCAAGTTCATTTTTCCAAAGGCGGCAGAGCAGCTGACGGTAGCCGACATTGTGCAGCTGTCAGACATCATGCCCATACCACAAAGCTACCTGCATGAAAAATACTCTATACCCGTGCCCGAGAATGACGAGCCGATAGCAAGGCGGCAGGCTACCGCATTTGAGCCTGTGAATATTGACGAGGGCGAAGGTACGGCAGCCGTGCAGAATATCGATGGCGGTGTGGTACCGACAAACAGCACACAGGCACGCCAAAGGGCAGAAGCATCTTTCTTCAAGCGGCTAAGAGATTTTTTCGTCGCAGCCCCCACGATGATGGGGGCGAACTCGAAGTTACCATGCCCCACGGCGACGCTTAGCGACGACACGCTCGACAACCGCCTGATAAAGCGTGTGGCAAATGGTGATGCTGCCTACTTTGATGCCGAACTGTTCAAATTCATTTCCAACGACCTTTTAAACGCCATTCATAAGGTGTTTAAACGCCCTGTGAAGAATGCCGACTATGTCTACGACAACTTAGACCCTGCATTCGTTACAGCGATGGAGCAAAACCTTTTCCACTTCTCGGCGGCAAAGACGCTGGCAGAGGTGCAGAAGCTGAACCAGCTGTACCGCAAGGCAAAGAGTTTTGAAGAATTTACCGCCGAGGCGCAAAAGCTGTGCGGAAAATTCAATAAAGTATGGCAGCGTACAGAATACGAGACAGCCAACCTTACGGCGGAGGCAGCTGCGAACTACCAGCGGTTGAAAAGCAAAACGGGAATGTTTCCCTACTGGCAGTATGTTACTGCCGGCGACGAAAAAGTAAGGGAGGAGCATAAAAAACTCGACGGAGTTACGCTTAAGCACAACGACCCTCTTTGGGATAAGATATACCCGCCCAACGGGTGGAAATGTCGTTGCCACGTTGTTGCGCGAATGAAGCATGAAGTAAGCACGGAAATGGTAAATACTTCAAAGAACATTGTGAAAGAATATATGGGCACTGATGAATGGGCAAAGATAAAAGCAACGCATTTTGACAGAGGAGGCAGTCGCACGGACATTTTCCATAGCGACAACATGTATATACGCAAATTTGCACAAATGGCAGCAAAACTAATGAGTAAGGTAACCCCAGCTAATTGGGGACTGAATCATTCCTATAAACAGCTTATCCGTGAAGCTAAAAACAAAATAAACGAGTACAAAGGTAGTGCTGAAGATTGGTGGAAAACCCAAAGACCTTTCCACTTTGAAGGCAAAGAAAGAATAGTTGTTACAGATTACGCAGATCGTAAGGCTATGATAGCGAAAGATAAATACGATGAGCACACGCAAGATAAAAAGAAAAAGCGTGCTGCCAGAGTAAAATACTTGAATTGTATCAATGATGTACTACAACACCCGGACGAGGTGTGGCTTGGAAAAGATGAGAAAGACAACCAAGGTAACGACAACGAGCTTACGGAATGGAAATATATTAAATATTACGATGGTGTGGCTATCGTGTGTGTGTGTAAAATACAAAATACCCTTTTGAACTTCAAATCGTTCTACGAGCTGCGTTCAAATGATATAAGGAAAGGTTTGCTTATCTATCGTAAGTAAAAAGGGCAGAGGTATGCAGTCCTTACGTCCGCCGTCCTAATTCTTGGTACTGCCACACGTGGCAAATCCGCGTCATACGGTTGGATAGTGGTGTCTACATACCCCTTTGCGTTTGAATACGAAAACTGTCCATGTTATTAGGCGACTCCATAACACCACCACGCCGAGGTCTTATCTTAGATTATGGTCTTCGTAAACCATTGCAAAGATAACTAATTATTTCTATAAAATAACGAAAATTCGACAAAAAGATGAATTTAAGAGAATTAGAAGCATACTTAAGCAGCCTGCCCGACAAGGTAATGGGCGACACTGCCGAAATTGTCGCCGAAACGGCAACCGAATATTTCAAGGAAACCTTTCGCAAAAAGGCTTTCGACGGCAACCTGTGGACACCTGCCAAGACGGCTAAAAGGCGTGGGTCGCTGCTCATCGATTCAGGTGCCATGCTCAACAGCATTCGCCCGCTGGTAATTACCCCACACCGTGTCGTTATCGCTGCGGGCAACCAAAAGGTAACGTATGCCCGGGCACACAACGAGGGCTACGACGGTGAAGTGCAAGTGCCGGCACATACCCGCCGCACGAAAAAGGGCAGCACCAACGTAAAGGCGCACACCCGCACGGCACATATCATACAACGCCAATTCATGGGCGACAGTGAAGAGCTGAACGACCGCATTAAAGGTCGAGTAGTAGATTACATTAAAAATTTGACAAATGAATAAAGAGTTTTTCATTGCCGTTACCAACCATATAGCGGCAACAGTACCACAAATAAAATGGGTTGATGCCGACGAGGCACAGCTTAACGTGTCGGGTCGCCCTCCGCTTGCCTTTCCTGCTTGCTTGGTTGATATTAGCTATCCACAGTGCGAAAGCCTGTCAGGAGGCAGCCAACGCATACGTGCGCGTGTGGAGCTGCGTGTTGTATTCGCCATTCAAGGTAGCACGAATGCCGCTGCACCTACTGCTGTACGCGAGCGGTCGTTGGCACGCTTCGATGTGCTGGAAGCCCTCCACAAGGCATTGCAGTGGTGGAATGGCGGCGGGCTGTTCAACCCCTTGAAGCGCATCAGCTCCACGCCGGAGCGCAGAGCTGATGATATAAAGGTGTATAAGGTGATTTATGAAACCGAATTTTTCGACTAATTAATGCCACTCGAAGCCCGGAAACAGCTTTGCCAGCTTTCGTGTTGTGGGGCGTTGGTCTAATAGAGAGTGCAACAGCGTGTCGTAGTCTACTAAGGCGTTTTGTATGGTGCGCTCACCGACAAAGAATTCATAGTCGGACAGTATCTTCATAACGTCATCAAAGCGACGACGCTTAATTTCCGTCCAATAATAATAGCGGGCTACGATGGTTCGGTTGCGCTTTGCCAATCTGTCCTGCGGCGTGGCTATCGTCGCATCACCATTGGGCAACGTGAAAGCGCGGCGACGTATTTTCGTTTCACGGTGCGCCACCTCGCCAAGACCAAAATTTAACATCAGCTGCGTTGTCATACAAAACAAAAGATTTTAGCAGTACAAAGATACAAAAAAAGATGCTGACTGCCAAATTGTCAGCATCTTTTTTATTGACTTATCTTCTTTAGGTTCGTCCAAGTATCTATTTCGTTGTGCTCTCTACCTTTTTATGCTCAAACACGTCTATTATCTGTGTTTCCGCAAGTGCCATCACCTCGTAATCTATCATCGTGGCTGCGAAATGTTCAGAAATACAGCTGCGAGCATCTGCTATTGATGATGCCTGTACCAAGTAATTGATATTACTCCTACGTACCTTTTCTGTCTTTTCGTCAATGCTTTGGATAGATACCTTTGCCTTGTAGAATTTGAAGTACTCTTTGTCTGTGAACAACACTTCGGCATATGGTGCTATCGCCACCGCCCTTACGTCCGTTTCTCCCGCACTTACGTAGGCTGCCATTTCTGACACGATGGCTGCCTCCGCCGCGCCAAAGCTGATAGCTTCAACTACGTATTGCTCGGTAACTTTCTTTTGTGCGCCGTTGTCCAGCGTCTTCTCGTAACGGTACTTTACCTCGTACCACATACTTGTTTTGCTTCTCATTTTTTTCTTTTTATTACTATTATTTGCTTTGATTGAAAAGGCTCAATTCGTCGCCTTTCTGATATACTATCTCCACCCACGACCTTTCGGGCTCGTCGATTTCGTGCAAGGTCTCTGCGTCCAGTGGACCAGAGTAAAAACCCTTGCCGCCCTTCATGTACTTTATAGGGGCGTTTATCAATTTAGCCCGTATGTGTATGTGGGAGCGGCGGGGTACTTCGGGTTTGCCGGTAAGCCATTCAGGCTTGACACAGGTGCAATTTCGGTATACACCCTCCACTTGGTAAATGCGCCCTTTGTGTAATTCTTCGTGCCCTACCCAATGGTAGGTAAACTTATCGCCTACTTGTATCATAGTACTATCTTTTTATCGTTATTCGTTGCCCTGCCTTCGTCTTCATATAGGTAAGGCTGTCTACATTTACTTCGTGTACCCATCGCTTGTTGGCAACAAAAAGGGTAAATCTTGACGGAACGAACTCGGGTTCGTGGTGGTGTGAGTACACTACGGGAATGATGACAGACGCCTCTTCAACCTCTTGTGCTCTTTCGTTGTCCATGTGTCCTTTTATCCACACTTTTGCAACTACAAAGCCGTGTATCTCCTTCTTGCCGCATGCAGCAAGAAGGAATAGTGCGAAAATAAAAAATACTACCTTTTTCATACCCGTTAGCTTTCTGTCATACCTAATGGTATTTGCTTCCACGCCCCATTGTCATTTCTCACTTCGGCACGTATGTATTGTTTGCTTACTGTGGGCTGATAGCTTTCTTCGATGATGCGCACGCCCTCCAAAAAGCGTTCGTTGCCGTTGTCCTCCGCTATCTTGCGCAGCTGAACGATGCGTGATGCCTTCAGCGTGCCCTGTGCGTCGCGCGCCAACAGGCGGAACACCATATTTACCAACGCCTGTGTGTCGGTATCTTTTGCAAGCGAAGAAATGAAATCTTTCACAATGGCAATGCCGTCTTCCACAGTGTCGCGGTAGCCGTCGGTGGTATATTGCCCAATTGTCAGGCGCATATTGCCGTCAGAAGTGGTAAAGGTGTGCGAGCGTTGGTCGGGGTTTTTCGTCTTGAACAGCTCTGCCTTTGCCGCTATGATAGCTTTAAAGTTGTCGATAACTTTTTGCTTTACCGTCTTAATATCGCCCGAAAGCTCCTGCAAGATGGGTATAGCTGCGCTTACCTCGTCATCTACCATTTGTTTATACACTTCGCGCTCTGCCTTGGCTTTTGCCGCAGCTGCTTTCTTTGCCTCTTCTGCCTTGAATTGTGCGAAGCGTGCTTGCTCCTCGGCAGTCATTTCAACTTTTACTTTGTCCATTTTCTTTTTGTTTTTTGATGATTATTCTTATTTTCTTGTTCACCTCGTTAAGGTCTTTTATCGTTAGCTCTCTGAACGGCTTGCTGGCTATTCGTGGGTTCTTGCAGAAAGCATCTACGGTTGCCCAGTCGGTGGTGTCCAGCCCGTAGATTTGCAGCTGGTGTAGAACTCCGCTGCGTGCCTTGCGTAATGCTGCCTGCTTCAGGGCTACTTTATTGTCATTGTTCACTACCCGCTCCATATCGCGGCACATAACATCGTACTCCCACTTAGAAATTTCTCGGAGCGACTTTGTGCGCCCCTGTGTGTATTGCCATACAAGTGTATCCTTGTCGGCGTGTGGCAGCTGCTTCAGTAAGGCGTAGAAGCGTGCATAATTTCTTTCTCCTGCCATATCATTTTATTTTGTAGGTTAATACTGGGCGGCGGTTGCACAGCACGTCTAACACCGTTATGCCTTCGTCTTCCTTGATACGAGTACCTATCGTACTTCTGATGCTTCGCTTCGGGTCGGTATTTTTGTGCCATTCTAAAATACAGAACCTTATGTATTGCTCCAGCTCTTGCCAAAAGGCGAGCGTATCTTCTACTTCGTCCTCGCCGTAGCGGCATACCACATGCCACTGTAAATCAAGTAACCACGCTGGCTTTCGGCTAATCACCGAGTAACGCATTAACTGTCCTTTCTTTGTTTCCATATTATTCCTTGTTTTTGTTATTTTTTGCACTCCAATACTCTGCTGCACGCTCTTCCCAAATGGTATAATAGCCACGATTGCCAAAATATCTCCCTTTGCTTATAGCCCGATAGCCTTCCACCCAAATCTTTAGCGATGCACTATACATTGAGCTTACTGCAGTGCGCCCTAATGGTTTTAGCCCTTCAGCTTGCGAAATGAATATTATCAATTTGTTATGGTGGCGTTTGCAAAAATCTTCGTATTGTCCTAACGATATGTGGGCATATTGAAAACTATCTATTACAACAATATCGGGCGAACGACGGCGGTTCAGACGTGCATCAAGGTCATCAAAGTTCTCGTTAAGCAGCACAAAACGTCTGCCTACATCGGTCATTCCAACACGCAGCAGGGCATTTTGCATGGTTAGGCTACTGCCTTCCTCCAACGAATCGTAAGCCACCTTGCCAAAACGGGTAAGCTCTTTACAAAGCTGTAATACAAAAGAAGTCTTGCCGTTGCCGCTCTTCCCCCATACGAACCATACACCACCTCGCTCAGGTTGTCCAAAGGCTTCTTTCCAATCTCCTTCAAACTCGTACACCTTTCTGTTAATGCGTAATAAATCTGTCATTGATAGTGCCTTTTTCAACATTTCAAATACTATTTAATCACTGTTTAAACACTAATCGTTTACTTCATTCGCTTTTGCTTATGCACTGCTTTCTTCACCCGGCGCAAATCGAAGTCGTACAGCTCGGCATCTTTCATTACCGCTGATGCCTGCTTATTATTCAAGCCGTTGCCTGCACAAATGGCGTAAACATCGTTGGGCGACGTGCGCTCCACCTCGAAGAACTTACGCCCCATGCGGCTGTGAATTTCGTTATAGCCGCACTTGTTGTAGCGCAATCCCATTTGCATGCGCCGTTTGATGTAGCTTGTTGAAAAGAACACAATGCCGCACTTATCTTCCAACCTATTGTAAAGGTCGATGAAGTAGTGGAAAACACGCTCCGTCAATTTGTCTGCTTCATCGAATATCAGCAACGGCTCGTCCATCTGTACAAGGCTGTCGATAATGCGGTCGAGCAGCTCACGAATGCTGTAGCCATCGGTACGCAAGCCCACCTTGCGGGCAATTTCACGCACAAAGTCGCTTTTGCGCATATCTTCGCTGCAAAGCACGTAAAATGCTTCGCGCTGTTCGTCTGCAAAAAGGCGTGCCGTGGTTGTCTTGCCGCAGCCTGCTTCTCCTACAACCCACGTAACATTTTTCCACTCCTTGGCGTCATTCAGGGCAAACACCATTTCCTTGTAGGCTACCGTTTCCACGATATGCCAGCCGTCGCCCTGTTTGTTGCCGATTTGCGATGCAACGTTTTTCCACATTTCGTCGCTGACGTTGTCCCAGTTGCCTTTCAGCAGCTGGCTTACTGTTGCTGGGCTGATGCCAACAAGGCTTTGCGCCGCCTTATTTTGGCTGCCATACTTGTTTACATAGGATATCAAACTCTCTACTATCTGCTGTTTATCTTTTGTTATCATAGCTTTGTTGTTTTATTCGTTATTACAATTTATCTGCTGTCTTCCGCTCGTCGTAGAGAACTTCTTCCCAGCCGATATTGGACATCTTTTTCGTGTGCTGCCCCAACTCCACCACTTCGGCATGGCTATCTTTTTCAAGTCTGCCCACCCTGTCGTACAGCTGCTGCTGTTGCTCTGCCGTCAAGCCTTTGAGCTTTGGGTAATATAAGCCGTTTTGCTCGGGGTCAGTACCATGGCGTTGGGCTATCTTTCTTCCTGCTGCCACACGCTCGATTCTATCTTGCTTGCCACGCTCAATATCAGCGTGTATGCGTGCCTTTTCCTCCGCGCTTTGTTCTTGCATTGCACGGTGTATCTGCATATACGGCTTCGCAACGGTGCAGAAATGCAGCTTTTTGGCGCGGTCGATAGAATAAAGGTTTACCATCGTCATGTCTTGCGGGTCATACTGGACGTAGAATTTTTCCCACGTGTGCAGCCTTCGCCATTCCCTGTCGGGTATCTGCACGCCGTTTTCGTCCACCGTAAATACTTCCCAGTGGTAGTGCTTTTTGTCTATCGTCATCTTTATTCCGCTATCGGTGAACGTTACCGGCTTTTCCGACATAATCCAAAACATATCCTGTAGCTCATACTTGCCTACCACAGGCGTGTCTTCGTTCGTACTGCCTTCGTAGAGTGCTATACGACTGCCGTCATATTTCGGGTGTTTCATTTCGTTCCACTCCTCGCGGCACTGGGCGTACAGCTCGCACAATTCCAAAAGCGTGGGCATTTGGTCGTGGTTGGCTGCCACCATTTCCATATTGGGGCGGCTCGTCAGTTTTTTTGCCGTAACATTCTGCCCGGTGAAGTTGAAGTAGCGTGCCAACACCTGTTGCTGAAAGCGTCCGAAGATGTTTTCAATCGTCTTTGATTCACCATTATAAGGCATTGTTGGGCGATGTATGCGGCAAAGCCTGTCCAAGAAGCCCTTTTCCTTTTCGTCGCCAGTGGGCTTTTTGCCCTGACGGTTCAGCTTGTTATGTCCGCCTTGATTGTCGTGCACTATCTCATAAGGCTTGTGTCCGCTGCGCTGCACCGCCATGCGGAAAGCACAGTACTGCGCCTCGAAGTTCTCGCTTTCGCTGATATGAAAGCCCAATAACACTTCGCTGTAGGCATCTACCACCTCGTACACGTTTATCGTCTTCACTGTCTTTCCGTCCCTATAATATAGGTTTAACTTTGTACCGTCGCCATACCAAAGGCTATCACGACGTGTAGGCAACATCGTGCTTTGCTTGCGCCCGAAACGTTGGCGGGCTGCTTGTTCACCATGCACAGCATCGTACCACAGCTGCTCCACTTTTGGACTGTACAGCCACGCCTGTAATGAACGCACGCTCTTTAATGGCTTCCACTTGCGAATTGCGGCAAGCTCGTTGTATTTCTCGAATATCTGTGCGTCGGTGTAACGCGGCGTATAGCTGCGCTTCAGTGCGATAAGCACCTCCTTGCCTTCCTCCGTTATTTTTATTGTATTGGCGTTGCCCAACTTTTTGCTTATCACGCTTGCGTAGCCCTCCTTTTGAAAGGCGTGTATGCGTGCCTTCAGTCGGCTAAGACTCGCAGGCAGCGTGTGGTGGTAACGCTCACGCAATTTCTCGCTGTTTTGCAACACCACCTCCCATACGTCGGTAGCCCTTGCATTAAGGCTTGCCATCATCGCACGGCGTTCTGCCTTCATTCGCAGCAGTTCGCCAAGTACGCTGGCATTGATGGTGTATTCGGCTTTCAAATCTTCATCAAGCGTGGTGTACTCGTCATTTTTCCAATACTGGTATTCTTCGTAGAACGCACGGGCACACTCGTCATACTTCACCGACTTGCGCATTTCCCGTTCGCGCAGCACTTCTTCGGGGTTGCCGTATTTTTGCATAAACTTTTTCCTATATTTTTCGGGCATGGAATCAAAGCTGTACAGTGCGCAGCGACCTTCGCCACCGCCACGACATACGCAAAAGATGTTTTTTCTTCCTACATTGGTGTTCAGCGTGCCCTCCTTCATTACAGGATTGTTCCCACCAATCAGCTCCTCGCGTGTTACGCACAGCATTTTGTTATAATACTCCATACTTCAATACCTTCAGTAGATTATCTTACTTTCGTACAAATTTCGATTTTAGATTATTCGATATTTTTACAAAGTAACTATTTAAGAGTTCCCACAGCCACTTTTTTGTACTATTACCAATGGTAACTCTAACGCCATCTGTTGTTTTACTTATAGTTACTGGAGTGTTCTTTTCAGCAACATTTAAGGTGATTTTCGTTTCTTTATTTAAAATAATTTCCATAGCATTTTATAAATTAGCAGCAAACGCTTGTTCAAAACTTAACCTTTCTATCGTACACTTCTCAACCTTGTGTCGATTTATACCATTTTTATCATATACTTTGACAGTACCTGTTGCCAACTCAGCAACAAGTTTTGCCCCGTTAGGAAATTCTTGCAACATCTCACCAGTTGTGGTATTATGAATAGTTTCATACACAGGTAATTCGTTCATTAATACGCCACCACGATGTATTGCAAGTTTTCGAATGCGAGCAGCTAAGTCACTATTACCACGCTTGGGGTCAAAAGATAGAGCATGATTAACAGTAGTGCGACTAATTTTAAACGCTTGACCTATCCACTCTTTTTCCTCTTCTGAAATCTTAATGTATCTCTTCATCTTTTTTATTGTTATTAGAATAATTATTTATCCTCTGTAATAAATGTCAATTCAAACTTACCAATACCAACAGCGTCAATGAAAATATCTTCATCGCTAAATGCCCTGCCAATAGTCGATAAGTCTTGAGAACTAAGTCCTCCGCTTATTCTTACGATAACAGTAGGAGGATAATCTGTACTAACACTTTCTACACAAATCTCTCTCTTGAGAAATAATACCTTAATTATTTCTTCAACTTTTTCTTTTGTCCATTTCGTCATATTTCTATTTTTTATAGTTAATATTCTTTTTTTTTCGTACCTTTGGAGCGTGTTGTTTGTGTAACACGCTGCAAAGATAATACACATTTCGCAAAATGCAAAATAAAAAAGCAAATAATTTTCGCAAAACGCAAATTTATGGATAAAAAAGATCGAATCTTAGCGTTAATAGCACATTACGCAGAGGGAAAACCATCGCTATTTGCAAAATACTTAGGAGTTGCACCCTCAACTATTAGTACATGGATTTCAAGAAATTCATTAGATTATGACCTTGTTTTTGCAAAGTGCAAAAACATTTCTCCTAATTGGTTACTTACAGGTGAGGGTGCTATGCTGAAAAATGAAATTGCTTCGTCCTCAGGAAAGAATATACAACCAATATACCAGCCACGCACCCTTGAAAAAAAGGTAGATTCACAGATTATCAACCTTTATGACTTTGAAGCAGCTGCTGGCTTACGCTCGCTTCTTGACAACCGACACGCTAATATTATTGATACTATTAAGATACCTAACATGCCTAAATGCGACGGAGCTATACATATCGTAGGTGATTCCATGTACCCACTATTGAAATCAGGCGACATCGTTTTTTACAAAGAAGTGCCTGTGGACGTACAATACATCTTTTACGGAGAAATGTACCTATTGTCTTATAATATAGATGGCGACGACTATGTGGTGGTAAAGTATGTAAAGAAATCCCCGAAGGGAGAACCATTCGTAACATTGGCGTCACAGAACCCCAATCACGCAGAAAAAGACATTGACTTCCGTAATGTTAATGCGATTGCCATCATAAAGGCATCAATTAGAATAAATAGCATGGCATAA